TACACTACCTAATGTTGCTCTTGTCATATCTAAACTTTGTTGTTGAAACTTTAATGAAGTATCTCGTAGAAACATACCAATCCCAAATGACATAACCAAGTCATCGTTATATCCTGTTTGAGCTTCTGGTCTTCCATTTTTCCAAACAAATACTTTCATTTCTTCTAATAAACGTTTTGAACGTATTGTTACAGATCTATCACCAATGAATTCTCTAAATTTATTTATACAAAGGGGTCGAGTTCTCATTGACATTGTAAATCCTGGGACCATTTCACTATTACCTTCATACACACGAAGATAGGACTCAGCAGTTAATTGATCTGATTTTGGGGATTGATATAAATTTTTATATCCTCTTTCAATAATTGCATCTAAAGTAGCCCATCCTATATTAGCATTTTCTACTACTAACATAGCATTATTATATTCTGTAGCTAAACCTGTAAGGAAATAACCAAATTCTTTAGGAGGCATTTGACCTTTATATTCTGCTACTTGTGTATTTGTTTGAATGTCCATTACATGACATGCTGAAAAATCTTTACCATCACCTCTAGCTACATCAGCTACTACCATATATTCTCTTGAATAGTCTGTAGCTTCCCAAATCCATAAATTTTGATCAACTCCTCTTCTTTCCATTGGGTCTTTGATTGTTGTTTCTTTAATAAAATCAACCCACTCAGAATAAAATACTATATCACCTGAAGTGCTAAAATCACAATCACATTCTTGGGCTGCTAATCTAGGATCCCCTAATAAATCATCTTGTGAATCTCTCCATGATTGATCACGTTCTGGATGTACCCACCAAGGTAATTTTATAGGCAAAAATTGGTTTTCGTTTGATTCTGCATTAACCCATGTTTTATGAAACCAATTACCCGTACCATAAGGTGTAGATAATACAATGGCACCCCCACCAGTTGCTAATGTTTGTTGAGCTGAGGCCCAAATTTCTCCAATATTATCAATAAATGCAGCCTCATCAACTAATAGAAGAGATACTGCTTCTGATCTACCAGCATCACTACTTGCAGATGTTGCTTTAATTATTGAACCATTGCTTAATCGAAGTGATAATTTATTATTTTCTTCTGCTTTTATTTGTAACCATGAAGGTAAATTGTCATACATAAATTTTACCTTAGTAACCATGTTACGTGCTGTCTCTTGTTTTGTTGCTATACATAACACATTTTTATCCTTATGAAACAACATTAACCATAAAGAATAACCTGCGGATAATGTAGATATACCTAATTGTCTTGATTTCAATATAATTGAATAAGGATTATCTCTAACTAAATGTAAAGCTTTTTCTTGAAAAGGATATAATCCAAATTGGATTCTACCTCTTTGGGGATGCTGAATATAACAGTATTTTTTCATAAAATGAGCGGGATCTTGGGCGCATTTTAAATACTCTTGTCTTATTATTTTTTTTAAATCTTCAGCCATTATTTTTTACCTAATTTCCAATATAATCTTCCTGATATAACAGGTTGAAAATTTTGATTTATTCCTAACCCTAAACCATATATTTGTTTTTTCTTATCCTTATATAATAATTCACCACCTACATAATTTAATTGATCTGATCTCCCTTGTATTCCTACTCCCCAATAAAATTCTCTATTATTAAGATAAATTTCTTCAGTTATTATAGTTGTGGGTATTAAAATATCAGACTTAACTGTTCTCCCCCAAATAACATTTTTATGTATTGTATCTGTTATAGTAACTATACCCAATGAATCTAATTCAATCTTATCAACAAATACATTTTTAGCATAATAATCTTTTAATACTTCTAAAGTATCAATAGGTATATTTACTAAAATAGAATCAACTTGTGTAACTATTTTTGTTTTCCATTTAGGAACATAAATTTCTTTTACAACACTTACTGTATCCCATTTAGTTTCTACTTTTGTAATAATTTTGGGTTCAGTAGGAGTATTTTCCTCACTGCAAGATCGCATAAGAAAAATAACAATTAATAATACTACAATAAGTAGTGTTTGGATATTTTTAAAGAAGGCCTTCAAGTTCTTTTTTAATTTTGGTTAAATCTCTTAATCGATTAGTTAACCTTTCTTTTTCAGCCCCCTCAGCATTTTTCCATTTTTTAACTACTGATTTCATTTCTTTAGCAGTTTGTTGAAGTTTAGAAGCTAATTTAGACACAGAGTCACCTTTTTTAGCGGCAGACATAGCTTTTTTATCCATATCATCTTCTTCTTCTTCTTTCATCAAGTCTTGAGTTTTTTCTAATTCTTTATTTAACTCAGCTTGGGCTGCTGCTTTATCCTTAATTTCATCTGCAGATTCTGCTTCTAACAGTTCTAAGATTTCTTCTTTAATTGAGGCTTTTAATTCAGATCTTTTCATTATAGTGAGTTTTTTATTATAAATATCATGAAAAAATTGATTGTTTAATTAATTTTATACGTTCTTCTGTTGAACCCTTAATTTCAATTAAATTTTTAATTCTATGTTTATATTTAATAATTAATAATTGAATTTCTTCATCTATTTTTTTTCTATAATCTGCATTAGTTTCTCTAACACCATTGTCTTCAATTTCAACACCTTCAGGAGAAACATAAAATATATAATCATATTCTTCTAACATGTAAGATGCAAATTGGCAAAAATCCTCAGCTTCAAAATAATACATAGATTCTGAGCATTTAGCAAATGCCATCACATCAATAATTGTTCTGTCTGTAATAATATTTTCTTCCATTAATTCACTAGCTCTTTCAGCTAAAAACACAGATTGACCCTTAACAGTACTATCTGTATTTAATGGAATACCCATTGCCATTAATTCTTTAGAACGTTCTGTTCTAGTAACATAATCCTTAAATTCAGGAACATCTTTTAAAGCATTAACAAGTGTTGTTTTACCTACACTCATTGTACCACATAAACCTATTTTCATATTATATAGTATATCTCTCGTTACCGAGCATTATTTTTAAAACATTTTCTGGTATTGCAGAATCTACATAGGGGTCTAATTTAGCTAAAGCTTGTGTTACATCTTGTGCTATAATTGCTACATTTTTAATAACACCACTATCTATATATCTACATTCATACAATAGATTATCTTTAATTTTAGATAAACCTACTAATTTTATTTCTAATACAGCAGTTTTTCTACCTATCTCTATTAATGAAGATGATATTTCTTGTTCTTCTTTTTTATATTTTTTTCTAATCATAATTAAAATGGTAAATCTTTTGGATCCAATTGTGATGATCCCATTCCTATTCTATAGCTATCACTGTCAAAATGTTGAGTTGATACTTCAAATATACAACTTCCTTCTTCAAGAGCCAACATTTGGTGGGGTTGACCTGGCATTAAATGTATACAATCACCTTCTGTTACTTCAATTGATTTATATTCAGCATCTTCAGTATCAATATACTTATACAAAAATTTTCCTTTAGAAATATACCAAGCTTCATCTTTTAGTAAATGATAATGCATTGAAAATGATTTATCTTTTTTAAATACTAATAATTTACCACAATAAAGTTCATTATTAATAATCCATAATTCATGACCCCATGCTTTTTTATGGATTTCACCCTTATAAGGCATGGCTTGTAATGTGTGTTCTCTCATTAAAATCTGTTTGTTTTAGGTCCAGATTGTTTATACCAAGGTAAACCTTCTCTTTCTCTCATTATTTCTTTGAATTCATCTTCAGTATATTCAATACCTCCTAAAAAATATTGTTTTCTCCATTCGGAATTTTTTGATAAAGGAACAACAGCTGGTGCATCATATCTATGATGTTTAAAATGTTCTTCACCTTCCATTCTAATTAAATAATGTCTAGCTCCTTGATACTTAATAACTTTTTCTTCATATAATTTATCACTCATAACTTATTTTTATTTATTTAATTTATTTTGAAATTTCATAAATGATCCTTCTTTATCATTAGTTAAACCCCCTACAGTATGAATTTTATCATCTTCTTCTGACCATGGTCCTGGTTGATCTGCTTGTTCTAAGAATGATTGTACTTCTGGGTCTTCAAATGGGTTTTCATCTTCTATACATTGTAATATCCATTCCGCAACATATGTTCCTTGTGCTCCCGATACTGTAATGCCTCTTGCACTTAATGCATCACCCACAAAATGAACATTATTATAATCACTTAATGCTAATGTATCATAATCTACTAAGGGTTCAGGTGAAAGATATTTTACTTCAGGTACATAAATACCCCAATCATCTTTAAGTGTTGGGAATACTTTTTTCATATCTTCAATAAAATCTTCTATATAACTATAATAACCTTGAAATGCATTTTTAACTTGATCTAATGATTCAATAGGCATAGCATCAACTTTTATACCTTCACTTGTCATTCCTGCTTCACGAGTAGGTGAATAATATAAACCTGTGTGAGTTTTACGAGCATGTCTACCCAGGCCTGTACTGCTATCAAACCAAGTTTCATTTACCGCTTTAACTAATTCTCTTGACCAAGTAAAGGGTTCATCTATACCTTGAATTTCCATCAAAATACCAAAGTTGGTCATATTATTTCTATATTCTTCTCCTTTTTTGGCATGTCCATTGTAGCTAACATCTCCATACGTTTCTTCAACGGCAACATAAGCTGCGTTGTTGTTTGTACAGAATGAACGTAATGATACGCCTTCGTCTTTGAATTTACGATATAATTTGAAATCATAGCTAATATCAATTAGTCCCTTTCCTTTTCC